GGCATATTTGATTGAAATGTATGTTATGGATGTTGTGAAATTTCAAGGTCAGCGTGATGTTGCCACTAAATTTGGTATTGACATCACAGACAAATTAGATCTTCAAGTATCTATTACTAGATTTAAACAAGAAGTATATTCTAAAAATTCAGAGATTTTAAAACCAAGAGAAGGTGATTTAATTTACTTTCCACTTTCTAGACATTTATTTGAAATAAATTTAGTTGAAGATGAAATACCATTTTACCAATTTGGTATTTTGACAACTTATACTCTTAAATGTGAACTCTTCTCTTACTCTAACGAAACCATTGAAACAGGAATTACTGAAGTGGATGAAGTTGAAACCAAGAGAAAAATGTATCTTTCAAGAATTACATTGGGAGATTCTGCATCACCGTCAACAGTATTTAAGGTTGGTGATATTGTTTATCAAGTCGCTGGGGTTACGAATGGAAATTATGCGGATGCGACATATACAGCAGTTGTTGCCGATTTTGTAAATGGCGCAACAAAGTATGTTTATGTTTCAGACGAAAATGGAACTTTACAATTAGGGGCATCCACAGAAACAATTCTAGATAAACCTAAAAATATTAAGTACTACGTTACTGCAATCGATACCACAACCGTCAATGTAACCAAAGATCCTAAGATTCTTGAATCTGGCGGTGATAATAAAGAACTTGATATCGATCAAAATGATAATGATCTATTTGATTTTTCAGAAACCGATCCTTTCTCAGAAGGTAAATATTAATGTTTAATAAATTAGAACCATTTTACAATAAATCTATCCGAAAGACTGTTGTAGCCTTTGGTTCTTTATTTAACCAAATCTATTTTAATAGAACTGATGCTTCGGATAATGTAATTGAAACTTCAAGAGTTCCATTAATATATTCACCAAAAGAAAAATTTATTCAAAGATTAAAATCAGAAACAAGTTTGACTGATGAAACTCATACAAGAATGAATTTACCTAGAATGGGATTTGAAATCACTGGTTTTCTTTATGATTCCCAGAGAAAATTAAATAGATTAAATCAAAAAATTTCTACTATTGATGGTGTGATTACAAGCAGTTATATAGAAGTTCCTTATAATATAAACTTTGGTCTTTATTTATTTTCGAGAAACTTAGATGATAATCTACAAATAGTTGAGCAAATATTACCTTACTTTGCTCCTGATTTCACAGTAACTTTAAATATGAATCCCCTAAACCAAAAGGTGGATGTTCCAATAGTTTTAAATAGTTTAAATATTGTTGAGGATTATGAAGGAGATTTTGATACCAGAAGAACTGTAAATAGCGTTTTTGACTTTACAGTTAAAACATATCTTTATGGTCCAATCAAGGAATCTTCAACAGTTCTTATCGAAGATGCAAATATACGCCTATACGATGGTCAAAATACTGTAGCCGAATCTGTTAAGATATTTGATGTTGGATATACAGGAGATTCGTCTACAATGAGTGGAATAACATATTATGAAAACCCCTGATGAAGAACCAGTTGAAAAAATTTCAAAAGCTTTAGATGTTTTTTATGATCCTGTGCAAAGCCCAGCCAAAGAAATAAAATCTGAAGTCAAGAAAATCAAAGCAGAAAAACTTGATGTTGATTTTTCTTTAGCCAGAAGTAATATGAAAGAGCTTCTTAATAATGGAATGAATGCTTTAGACGGTATTATGAAAGTCGCTGAGGCCAGTGATTCTCCAAGAGCCTATGAAGTAGCCGCATTATTGATAAAAACATTATCAGATGTTAATAAAGATTTAATCGGTATTCATGAGAAAAATGCGAATATCCAAAAAGAAAAAATTACAAATATAACAAATAATTCTATTTACGTTGGATCTACTACAGATTTACAGAATTTAATTAATAAAGAAAGAGCGCAAAATAAAGATGGCGATCAAACAGAGTAGAGGTCCAGGCTATCTTGGTAATAAAAATCTTAAACCAGCTGGAGTTAAGATTGAATTTACACAAGAACAAGTTGAAGAATATATTAAATGTGCGAAAGATCCTATCTATTTTGCCAAAAAATATGTTAAGGTTGTAACTCTTGATAAAGGCGTTACTCAATTTGACTTATATCAATACCAAGAACGCTTGGTAGAAAAACTTTGTAATAATCGCTTCGTGATCGGAAAACTAGCCCGACAGTCTGGTAAAACCACAACAGTTGGTTGCTGCTATCTTTTACATAAAGTTTTATTTAATCAAAATATGAGCGTGGCTATTCTAGCAAATAAATTAAATACTGCTAGAGAAATTCTATCACGTATTCGTGAAGCATATGAGCATTTACCTTGGTGGCTACAGCAAGGTATCATGGAATGGAATAAAGGATCAATTCAATTAGAAAATGGATCTAAGATTCTTGCATCTGCTACCTCCTCATCTGCTATTCGTGGTGGATCATATAATTGTATCAGCGGAGATAGCACTATAACAATTAAAGATTTATATTCTGGGGAAATATATGATATTACAATTGAAGAATTTTATGCTAATTCATCTAGAAATATAAATTATCATAAATATTTAAATGATAATGGAAGAAAACAAATACAAGAAATGGTACTTTTCTCTGCTGGAGAAAGCAAAAACACGCTCAGAGACATTGAAGATTTACGAGAAACATCATGTAATTCCCAAATCTTTGGGTGGAACCGATCAAAAAGACAATATTGTTCATTTAACAATAAGAGAACATTTATTAGCACACCGTCTACTTCCACATTTTTTGAGTGGAATGGAAAAATCGAAAATGGCTCATGCCTATTACAGAATGGTAAATGGGAGACAGGGAAAAACTGTCCATTTGAGCGAATCGACTTTATTAGAAGCCAAGAAAAATTATTCAGAAGCGAGAAGAATAATGAGAATGGGTTCAAAACATTCAATAGAAACAAAAAAGAAAATATCACAATCCAACAAAGGGAAAATACTTTCAGAGGAAGCAAAAGAAAAAATAAGCAAAGCAAACACTGGGCGTTTAGTTGGAATCAAGAAACCACAGGGATTTGGGAACCTCATTTCACAGAAATTAACTGGGATGAAAAAAAAGAAAGAGCACTCAGACAAGATCAACAAAAATCCATTGAAAATTCAAAAAACAGCAGAGAAACATCGTGGGATGAAAAGATCACCAGAAGCAAAAGAAAAAATGAGATTGGCTGCATTAAAAAGGATAGAAAAAAATGGTGGTCCTTGGAACAAGGGGAAGAAACTCATAGATGGGAAGTTCTCACAGCGAATGGATTTAAAAAATTCAGAGGAATCTCTAAATCTCTTGAACAACCAACAATAAAAATAACTTTTGTTGATGACACTCAATTAATATGTACAGCTGATCATAAGATTGCAACAACACTTGGTTTTATTGAAGCTCATAAATTAACTAATGATCATCTTATTTTATGTAAAAATAAAACTTTAAATATTAAAGATAAAATATTATTCAATAAAACAGACGTTTATGATTTATTAGAAGTTGATGCTGTTCATTCATTTTATGCTAATAATATTTTAGTACACAATTGCATTTTCCTTGACGAATTTGCATTCGTCCCAACAACAGTAGCAGAAGAGTTCTTTTCGTCTGTTTATCCAACCATTACTGCTGGTCAGAGTACTCAAATGATAATCATTTCTACCCCGAAAGGGTTGAATATGTTTTATCAATTATGGAAGGGTGCTACTTCTAAGCAAAATGAATATGTGCCATTTGAGGTAAATTGGCAAGAAGTTCCTCAATATCCAGGTGGTCCATTGCGCGATGAGGCTTGGAAAGAACAACAAATCAAGAATACTTCAGAAAGACAGTTTGATGCGGAATTTAATTGTGTTTCTGGTGACACTTTAATAACAATTAAAGAGGAAATTAGTAATAAAATTTATACTATGCCAATATCAGAATTTTTTGAGTGGGTTGTTTGAATGTAATTTTGTAGGTTTATAAATAATTTATATGATATACCTATATTGTTTAAAAGAAAATAATCATATTAAATATATTGGATTGACCAAAAATCCTTCTGTGAGAAGAAATTATCATAAAAGAAAAAAACCACCTCATAATTTTGAATTACTTGAAGCTATAGATGATTTATCTATTGCTGCTAATAAAGAACGAGATTTAATAAAAGAATATAACACAATTCAGGATGGATGGAATATATCACCAGGTGGAGAATATAAAAAATTTTCTGGATATAATAGAAAAGGAATAGGTGGTGTTAAAAAAGGTACAATTCCATGGAATAAAGGTAGAAAAAATTGTTTTTCACAAGAAACAATAGATCAATTTAAAAAAGTAAGAAAAGGTATAAGATATAATAAACATACTAAAGTAAATAAAGATTTAGTAAAAGAAATTAGAGATAAATTTAATAATCATGATATTTTACCTGGTGTTGGAATAGTTCAAAAAAATGGTGTTATATTAACTCAAGAACGTGCATTTTCTAAATTATATCATATTGACTACAATATAACTGATGTGAATCTTTATAATATTATAACAAAAAAATCATGGAAAAATATTTAAAAACATCTAATTATAAAATTTTAAATTCTACGGGATGGAAATCATTCAGTGGTATTAGAAAATTATTAAAAAATGCTTATATTACTATTAATGTTATTGATGGATATAATCTAAAATGTTCTTTAGATCATAAAATTCTAACAGATCGTGGATGGATTTTTGCACGTGACATTGATCTTAGTGATTCTATTGATACTATAAATGGTTTTAAAAGAATAATTTCTGCAAATATATCTGAAGAAAATATAGAAGTTTACGATTTAATAGATGTTGAAAATCATAGTTATTTAACAAATAATATTGTTTCACATAACTGCTCATTCATTGGCTCTGCGAATACATTAATTGATGCTCAAAAATTAAATCAATTAAGTTATGGTAAACCAAAACAAAGAAATGCCGAAGGTCTTTTAATATATCAAGAACCAGTAAAAGGTGTAGAAGAAAAAGGTACTAAAGATAGAGACTATTTTATCACCGTAGATGTTGCCAGAGGGCAGGGTGGTGATAATAGTGCCTTTACCGTATTTGATATATCGGACATGCCATATCGAATCGTAGCACGGTTTAAAAGCAATACAGTCTCACCTCTTTTATTACCATCATATATTCGCTCTGTTGGTAAAAAATACAATACAGCACATGTTCTTGTTGAAGTAAATGATATTGGAAGTCAAGTAGCCGATATTTTACACTACGATCTGGAATATGAAAATTTAGTGAAAGCAGCATTCAAAGGTCATAAGGGTCAAACCATTACCGAGACAGGAATGGGAGCGAAGCGGGTACAACTTGGTGTAAGAACAACGGTCCCTGTTAAAAAATTAGGATGTGCTGTTTTAAAGAATTTAATAGAACAAGATAAGTTGTTGGTTGAAGATGCGGACACGATAGATGAGTTAACAACTTTTATAGCAGACGGTCAATCATTTGCTGCCGATGAAGGTCATACAGACGATCTTGTAATGACTCTAGTTTTGTTTGCATGGGCGACAAGACAAGATTTCTTTGAAGCGTTAACTAATAAAGATGTTCGTGTTGAACTTTTTGAAAAGGATATCGAAAAAATTGAGAATGAAATTATTCCAATGTTTGTAGAGGACGGCTTCGGTGAAAGAAGCGAGTGGGATGGAGAAGACCGCTGGTTCGATGAAAAAGACCCAAGAAGAAACCAATTTGGTACACAATATTGGCTTTTTTGATTAAATTCTCTAAAATAATATATATTTTAGACGAAAATATTTTTAAGGAGAATTTATGGCACGACCAAATGTATCAGTTACAATATTAGATGAATCACTGGTTGTCCCGACATCCGAAGAAGGATCACCAACCATCGGAGCCATGGTTTCGGTTAACGGTCTTAGTTTGTTTGGTACTACAACAGAACAAAATTTAGGTTATTATCTAGTAAATGATATTCCTGATTGGTTTTCAAGACTTCAGACATTTACTCAGACAGAAAATGCATTAAATGGAGCAAGTGGTGTTACTTTTATAGCCAGCTATCTCGCAACTAATGGAGCTACTGGGTGGACAGACGAATGGTATTCTGTTTATAATTTCTTGCAATATGGAGCACCATGTTATGTTGGGTTTAACAATGCTGGTGCTGGTTTATCAGGATTCTTTAGTCTTGATGTAGATGTTATCTTTGAAGGTACTACAGCATCAAGAGAACAGACCAAAGAATTCTTTAATCATAGAGTAGCTAAAGAAGCTCCAGCATTTGGTGTTTTCAGTCTCATATCAGCAGATGATGGTTTATCTCTAGATGCTACTGATTTAGGAAATCCAGACGCTCTTACTGGTTTGAGTTCTCCTGAATTTGGATCTTTTGTATAT